AGAGAACCAGCCAGAGAACCAGCCAGAGAACCAGCCAGAGAACCAGCCAGAGAACCAGCCAGAGAACCAGCTAAAGTGGAACCAAGAGTAGAACCAAGAGTAGAACCAGTCAAAACACCGTCTGTCGGTACAGGTGGTGGTCAAGGATCAGGCAGCGGAACTGGAACAGGAAGCGGCCAAGGATCAGGCAGCGGAACTGGATCGGGCACTGGATCAGGATCAGGCAGTGGTTCAGGATCAGGCTCTGGCAGTGGATCAGGTGAAGGGCCTATAGATAGATACCAATGGCTTAAACAACAAGGAGTGACTGGGGTGCGAGAATATCGCAGCACAAAAAAATTAATGCGAGAATTTAGCAGACATTTAAACAGGATCCAACAATGAGCGACATTAAAAAGTTATTAGAAACCATAGATCGCATGTCTACTGCGGAACGCAAATCCACAGGCCCACAGTTTCCCGGTTATTGGAAAGGCACAGATCCTGTCAGTAAAGCCAAAGATAAAATGGTGGGAGATGCAGAAGAAAGTGTTATAAAAGACTTACACAGTACTGCTAAGAAAAAAGTCACTGAGTGGCAACTGCAAGAAAAATATGCAAAGTTTAAAGAACAGGACAGCAAAGCATACACAGGCATAGACCCAATTGTGCGACAACGTATGGGTATGCCGCCAGCTACTGCAGATGAGATTAAATCTTATGTTGACAAAAATCCGCCGGCAATAAAAGCAGGAGATGGATTTCTTAAAGGCCCGAGACCAGAAGTACCAGTAACCTCTGACCCCGACGAACGCCTAGGTGTTCTTTCTGGTGGACAAATGGATGTTGCAAATGCGGCGATCAAAGCAGCTGGAATTAAAACAGTAACCCCAACGCCGTTTATCGCACCACCAGCAGCACCTGCATCAGTATCTGCGCCGGCAACACAGGCTGCGCCGTCTCCTGTTATAAAACCAGGTGATTCAACCGCAAGGTCAAGTACACAATCAGGATCTAACCTGCCAGGAATGTTTAATCCAGGATTACCAAATTGGCAAAATAGTCCGTTGAATCCTGCTAATCAACCAAAGTCAGCAGATTCTACAGCAGCATCCACATCATCTCCAACAGCTAGCTCGGTGGCCCAGGGAAGTTCAGCCTTAGATCCTGCTAAAAACACAGATAAAGCAACTAATATTCCCGGTGGCCAATCTGCTGGTGGGCCCGGAGTAGTACCTCCAGCTGCAAGATCTTCGTCAACATCTACACCTTATCGAGGCAATCAAGGCGCAAGAGAAATTCAAGCAGTAAATCCTTCTATCAAAGATGTAAATAAAATTCAAGCAGGACAACGATTAAAATTGCCTGGCAGCGATGAAGACTATATTGTACAACGGGGCGATACTTTAGATAAAATTGGAAAAATGTATCGCAGCGGAGAAATAGGCCCGGGATCTCAACCTGCTGCTCCTGCTGCCGCAGCTCAACCTACTGCGCCGGCTGCTAGACCCACTGCTCCTGCTGCCGCAGCTCAACCTACTGCACCTGCTGCATCGGGGCCGCGACCTCCCATTATCCCTCCCGGGGGATTACCAACATCAAACCCGCCAACAAGGTTTGATCCGCCGGGCCCCGACACTGACACCAGTGATCGCCCCAGAGCAGTTAGCGGCACACAAACAAGTGCAGCACCATCTAGTGGGCCAAGAGTCGGCCGGGCCAGTCAAGCACCAGCAGCAACTTCATCAAGTTCGCAATCTACAAACACAGTACAACAGCCGGCGGCTTCAGGTGTAAGATCTTCGGTAAATTTTAGCACCAATGTACTGGGCAGTTTCTTTGATTTTGAAAAAGGTGCTGACGGCAATTGGTATCCTGTTGGCGCCAAGCAAGTTCCTATTAACAGAATTAGGAAGCCAGAAATGATAAGAGATTTAGAAAAGAATGTAAAACCTGCTGCTCTTGCTAGTACTGCTACTCAAACAAGTGCTCCAGCAACAAGATCCGTACACCCTGAAGGAACCACAGTTAAAGCGCAAATCAGAGATCCCAATGATCCATCTAAGCCGTTAGATATAACCTTAAAGAAAGGCGCCGACGGTAATTGGTACGATACAAAAGGCAGACGAGCTAACTTTAATAAACCAGGCGATTTAGAAAAAATAGAACAATTACCAGGTAAGCAATCATTCTTAGACAAAGCAAAAAGAGTATTGTCGGGCGAATTCCCTTCTAAAGTATTTGGCAATCGAGGGCAAACTAGTCAACCAGCATCTTCTCAACCTGCTGCACCTGCTGCATCGAGTCCTCAACCAGCTGCTCCTAGAACACCATCTTCTCAGAGAAGTAGCACATCGTCGACTGCTAACTCTTCCGATGCAATGGCGTCTTATGCCACAAAGGGAGGTAGAGTTTATGCAGCAGACTTTAACAATCCCAGTGGATTAGGTTGGGACGGCAAAGGAAAATACACTAGTTATAAGACTCCTGAAGAAGGAGTTAATGCTACCAGAGATTTAGTTGCACGATACTTAACTGATCAAACTCCGTTTATTAAAGGATCTCCTACTCCCGACCAAGTGGTCAGCACATGGGTGACTGGTGGTAAAACACCAGCTGACAAAATTCAAGGTGGAAGATATCTTCAATCAGTTAACAATGAATTAGCAGCAGCAGGTGTTAAATTAGATGCTAAGGGAAGAATACCTTATTCCCAAGCTGCCAGAGATGCCATAACAAGAGCCATTATTCGTCACGAGACTGCCCCTAAGCATATGGAAAAATTTGCACCTTTTCTCAATGCACCAAAAGATGCAAAAGGGTCGATTGAAGAATCAAACAAAGAAGATGAAAAAATTGCAGGCCGCTATGATCCTGACGACTTTGACCTTATGGTCAAACGTTTAGGTCAACGAGCTCGAGAACAAGATCGTAAGCATGGTCCTGTTGATATTGCTGCACTGGCGAAAAGATTACGTGCAATAGAAAAACGTGAACAGACCAAAGAACAAGAAGATCCTGCCATTAACACTCAAGACCCTGATATTCAAAAAACCAGTCAAACCAGTCCGCAACAAGATCCTGCGGCTGTTAGACAACAACAATTAGATCAAACAGTGGACATGGCCACTGCCAAAGGTACTATGACTGGATTAAAAAACGTATTAGGACCTAAGGTAGATACAAATGCTTTAGCTAGTGCTGTTACAAAAATCAGTGATGGTAAACCTTTATCTGGTCCCGAGTCGATGTCAATGAGTGCTCTTACACCTTTGATAAGTAAAGCAGCAGAGACACCACAGACTGCAATGGCATTAAAAACAGCATTAAGCAATGCTGGTATGTTGTCCAAGCAAGGAAAATAATATGAATTTGTTTGATATATTCGAATCCAACGAACAAGAACTAGACGAAGATTTACGTAAATGGTTCAAAGATAAATGGGTACGATTCGGCCCCGATGGTGAGATTCGAGGTGACTGTGCCAGAGGCGATGACAGCGAAGGTAAACCAAAATGCTTACCACAGAGTAAGGCACAGAGTTTAGGCAAGAAAGGTAGGGCCAGTGCTGCTGCCCGCAAGCGTAGAGAAGATCCTAATCCAGAACGCAGTGGTAAGGCAATCAATGTCAACACAAAGAAAAAGAGTAACGAAGGTGTGGCGGAAGGCTTAGTAGGTGATGTTGTTGTTCACAACTATACCAAAATACCTATTGATCTAGAACCAGGGCAAGCACAGATAGCCGGTTGGGGACCCAATGACGAACCTCTCTATCGTGTTAAAGGGCAGGACGGTAAAGAAGTTAAAACTTGGAGTAAACGAAGGATGCTAACAATTGCTAAGGAGCAAGGTGTGGCGGAGGCCATCAACCCAGACATTACCAACCCAGCATTCAGTCATCAACAACAGATTGGCGATTACTTATATGTGGCACGATACTGGAGCAAAGGGTTGAAAATCACTGCCTATCACGGTAACAAGAAAATAGGCCGCGCTGACTTGATGTATCATTCAGGATGGGATGAACCAAGCGAAAATCCCAAATATGGTAACCCTAATAAATTTTGGTTGGAAAGTGAAATGACAGAAGTTCATCCAAAGTATCAACGACAAGGCATTATGGGCACAATGTATGCCTATGCCAGGATGCTGGGCAACACGATCAAAGCCAGTGATTTACAAAGTGACGAGGCTCAGGCAGCTTGGAAGAGTTGGCGTCAATCCGGTGATAAAGAACATCTGACCAGAATGAAGGCGGAAGCATTTGGGCCGCTGCCGAATCCGAAAGAAGATAAACCACTAAAAATACAGCTGGGTAGACATACAGTAGAAATTAAACGAGTTGGTCAGGACAACGATCATATCAGTTTTGCTTGGCATGACAGCCAAAACCAAGATCACTATGAAGAAGTACCAGTTGGTGAGCTTGGCAGCTATGATGATTTGATTGATAGAATCAAAGACGAAATTAGATATCAAGAAAGACAATACACCGATCAAGGTGTAGCGGAAGGCTTGGAGAAATTCTTGCCAAACGATGTAAAGATTGCAATCAATTTCAACAGTAAAGATCCGATAGCTGGCCTTGGAAAAATTTGGGAAATTGTCCAGGATGGTAAAATTCGTTTTTATTTAAGCAATGGACACAGAGATGCACTCAACAAACTTCTGTCAAAGCCCATCGCTTCCAAAGAAGATTGGAACCTGTTAAAGAAACAAATGAAAAATGTACTGGTTAGACAGCAAGGTGTGGCGGAAGGAGTGAATGATACCGTCTATCCTAATGCCACAGTAATCAAGAGCAAGAATGGCCGGCCAGTTGGTGAGATTTATCAAGATGGCAATAGTTGGGGCTGCTTCCACTATCGAGCAGACCGTGGATATGACTTCATTGATTCAAGAGAAGATGCAATCGAAGCACTAAAAGACCTACATCAAGAAACAGGTCGCAGTCGTCCGGACTATACTATCAAAGGTGTAGCGGAAGAACAGCTTGACGAAAAGTGTTGGGACACACATAAACAAGTTGGTATGAAAAAGAAAGGCAACCGTATGGTGCCTAACTGTGTGCCCAAAGAAAGCATCGAGGAGATGGCCGACAAAACAAATCCTGATGCAGTTCGTAGAATACAACAACTGCTTAATAAGAAATTTGACGCTAATTTAGACATTGATGGGATATTAGGACCGCTGACTTTAAAAAGCATAAAGAAATTTCTACCAAAATCCACAGAGAAGCAAGCTCCGAATCCTGAAAAAACAACGGCTGTTCAAGGTAGTGAAGTAAAAGAAGAAAAATGTCCACATTGCGGTGGCGAGATGGTCAGCGAAGAACTGATCAATGAAAAGAAAGATTCTTGCTACTATAAAGTAAAGAGTCGTTATAAAGTTTGGCCCAGTGCTTATGCAAGTGGCGCTTTAGTTAAGTGCCGCAAAAAAGGCGCAAAGAACTGGGGTAATAAATCAGAAGATGTGGCAGAAGGCTTGAACGAAATGGATAAAACACAAACTCCGCCAGGACGAGATGGTGATATCGATTGGACTAAGAAACAAATACACTTGGGCCCAGAGCACACAATGAAAGCCAAAGATGTTGCCAAACACGCTCTAAAGATATTAAACAAGACAATGAAAAAGAGTCATGCTGATACACCGAAGAAGAAAGGTGTGGCGGAAGATCAGCTTGATGAAAAATGGAGTCAAAAATACAAAGACAGCATTAACTGTAGTAACCCCAAAGGCTTCAGTCAGAAGGCTCATTGTGCCGGCGAAAAGAAAAATGAAGACATAGCCGAAGGCAAAGAATATTACATAGTAACAGGTACTGACTCGGTGTCATTGCGTAGAGATTTTAACATGGCTAAAGATCGTAATGGCTGGTATCTTAGAGAAGGTGCCACACCTAAACAAAAATTAGAAGCATTCCGAGCATTTGGTAGTCCAAAATTAAAAGAATTTAATCTAGCTGCATTCAGTGGCGGTACTCAGACCAAAGGCGAGGACAATGTTATCAGTCCCGTGGGATCACAGACCAGAGCTCAATACAAAAAATGAGAAACTTAATCAATATCATGGAAGCTGTCAATAAAGGGTGTCCTGTGGCCACTCATAATATTGATGTGAATTTAAAAAATAGACAGGCCGCTATAGACAAGTATAATTACGGACCAGCTAATCCTGATAAACCAGGAGATTACTGGAAGATTTCAGCCAAACAATGGGGCATCGACGAAAATATTGCAAAAACAATGCAATGTGCCAACTGTGCAGCTTTTGATGTCAGTGATAAAATGCGGAAGTGTATAGAAGATGGTATCAAAGACGATGACCTTGCCGTAGATGTCATGGCAACTATAAATAAAGCAGATTTAGGATACTGTAATTTCCTTGCCTTTAAGTGCGCTGGAACTCGTTCATGCTCTGCGTGGGTAACCGGCGGAGCTATAGATGATCAAGACAGGACTCAATGACCCTGGCGCTACAAGTGAAATGATAAATAACTTTATGCTAATTTATAAAGTTACTAATCAAATTAATCAAAAATCCTACATCGGAAAAACAGAACTTCCTTTTAATGTTAGGAAAAATAATCATTTAAGTGATACCAGAAGAGGCTGCGAATTTGCGTTCCATAGAGCTTTACGTAAATACGGAGAAGAAAACTTCATTTGGGAAATTATTGAAGATAGTATAAACGAAAAAATTCTATTAGATGACAGAGAGAAACATTATATTGCTCTTTACGAATCATTCGGTCCTAAGGGTTATAATATGAGTAAAGGTGGGGAAGGTCAAACAGGGTGGATTCCGTCCGATGAAACTCGTGCTACATGGAGCAAACAAAGAAAAGGTCGAGTACCATGGAATAAAGGGTTAAGAAGATCTAAAAAAATTCTCACCGAAGAAGAGAAAGTTGCACGAAAAGCAGATGCTGATCTTAGAAGAAGCAAAGCATTAAAAGGTAGAAAAACTTGGAACACTGGATTAAAAGATGCTTATAGCAGAACCACTTACAAAGTTATCTACAAAGACGGTACTGAGAAAATAGGAACACGGGTGGATTTAGGTTTGCCAAAATATGTAATAGGTTATATGTTCAAAGATAAATGTGGTTCTCGTAAATACAATATACGATCTTTGGAACGAGTCACAGGCGGCCCTATAACGGAAAAAGACAAAGGAAAAAAGGCGGATTAAAATGGATGAATTAATTAAAGCAATGAAAATTGCATTTGCAACAGAATTTAGTTTCTATCTTAAAGCACATTTCTATCACTGGAATGTAGAAGGACCTGACTTCCAAGAATATCATAGTTTATTTGGCGGTATCTACGAAGAAGTATATGGCAGCATTGATAATTTTGCTGAGAACATCCGTAAGCTAGGCAGTTATACTCCAGGTAGCTATACTCGCTTTAGTATGCTATCGCAGGTCAATGACGAAATTGAAGTGCAACCTGCTATGACGATGATTCAAGAATTGTTGTCAGACAGCGACAAAGCTTCAAAACTATTTAAAATGGTCTACGACTTAGCTGAACGTGAAGGCAAACACGGTATCAGTAACTTTTTAGCAGAACGTATGGACGCACACGACAAACATAGTTGGATGTTGAGAGCCAGTCTAAAATAAGCTCAATGACTGAATTTTTATATCTTCTGTTAACAACCCATATTACCATAATATGTGTCACTGTTTTTTTACATCGAGGACAAGCACACAGAGGATTAACTTTTAGTCCCTTACTCAGTCATTTAATGAGATTCTGGTTGTGGCTGACCACAGGCATGGTTACTAAACAGTGGGTTGCTATACATCGTAAACATCACAAAGACACAGACGTAACAGGCGACCCCCACAGTCCAGCTATATACGGTATAGTTCGTGTATTATTTGGGGGAGCATTTTTATATCATCATGCCAGTAAAGACACAGTAATGGTAAATCAATTTGGCGTAGGCACCCCCGATGATTGGCTAGAAAGAAATGTCTATGCCAAACATAGCCGTTTAGGAGTTACTTTGCTATTGCTGTTAAATTTATTATGCTTTTCTTGGTGGGGATTGTTAGTTTGGGTAATACAAATGATCTGGATACCTTTTTGGGCAGCAGGAGTTATTAATGGAGTCGGACACTGGGCAGGATACACTAATGGTAGTACAAAAGATCATAGTCGTAATATTAGTAACATTGGTATTATTGTTGGTGGCGAAGAACTTCATAATAACCATCACCTAGAACCAGCCAACCCTAAGCTAAGTAGAAATTGGTGGGAATTTGATATAGGTTGGATGTGGATACAAATTTTTAAATTTACAGGGTTATTAAAAATAAGGACACTGTAATGAAAATCAACGAAGTAAATTCTCTTTCTTTAAAAGGTAGTTTGGGTGGCAATCTAACTGAGAATAAGTTTTGGGCGTTCACTGAGCTCAGTGAAATTAAAAATAATTTTGATACTATTTACATATTAGGCAGCTGGTATGGAAATGCTGGCTTGTTACTCAGCATGGATCCCAGATTTGAATTTGACGAAGTTATTAACGTTGAAAAAAATAAAAATATGTTAAAGGTCAGCGGTCAACTTGCAAAATTACAAAAAGACACTAGAATAAAATCCATGCATAAAGATGCTAATCTTTTGGATTATAGACGTTTAGGCTCTGATGGATTGGTAGTTAATTTTAGTTGTACTAATATTTCTGGCGACGATTGGTTTGATCGCATACCCGACGATACTATGGTGTTGTTATCAGGAAGAAACAACGACCCAGGCGCTGTGCATAAATTCAATAGCGTAGAAGAATTTTTTTCTACTTATCCATTAACCAAAATTTTGTTTTCTGGTCAAAGAACTTTCGAAGATCCTGAAACTGAATACGATGCGTATTTGGTAATTGGAACAAAATAGACCTGTGCCTTAGGACCGGGTGGGCGGCTACTGCCTTGACTTATACAATTCGCTACTGTATAATCTAGAGTGTAGCAACTTTTTAAACTTCAACTATTATGATAATTTGGTTCAATTGTAAAATCACAGATCAAAGACTTAACCCCCAGAGTATAATTAGATACAATCTTCGAGACGATAACAGGTTTGATATCGCAAAATATAGTTTTGCCAGCTTTGCGCCTTTGGAGCCCTTGACCAGCAAGTTTATTTTTAATCTAGAACTAGCGGACAGTCACAGTGGTCGACAAGAAGAAATGGAAACTTGGCTTCGAGGAATTTTTCCTGCTGATAAATTAAGTATCCATTGGTATAGAGCAAATAATATTGCTCAATGGCAAGAAATTAAACAAGAGATCGATCAAATTGGGGATGACTTAATTTTCCCTGCTGGCAACGAAGATCATATTTTCTTAGACAGCAACATCGAAGTATTCAAACGTGGGTTAGAACTTATTAAACAAGACCCCTATCCTTATGCTACACTGATGACCAGTCATTATCCAGAAAGCATCAGGGCTGCACATTATTTCAAAGGCACTCCCAGCAGTTGTGGTAATTATGTTAGTTATGAAATGGTTAACAATGATGCTATTCGGGTTATAAAGAAGGAATATTTTGAATGGTATCTAGACACCGCAAAAAATTCTAACGCATTGCTTTTTAGAACTGAGCATTGGAACAACATTGGTATTTTATCCAATAAGCTATATGTTCCCACTAAAGAACAGTTCAGACATTTTGATGGTTACGCTCACGTACAAGTAGGCGCAGATACTTGCCCTCCATTGGAGATTCCTGCAGGGTTTTTTGATGGTATGACTATTCGTTATGGTCACAACGATAGGCAATCAGATGCTGTTAATATTAACCCAATGGCCGAACAACTTTATACAGTTGATCACGAAAAAGGCGCTGACTATCGATATCCTCTGGATGAGTTACCTCTATTCTGGAAACCGTATATTACACAAACAGATATTTCTGCCGACATTGATCAATCAAAAATGAATCAAGCCTACGACACACATCTACTACAAATGACCAGAGTAAATGTAAACTGGTTTCACGTAGGTGCCCGATTCAATGAATCTAATTATCCTCCGGCAAGTTGGATCAATAATCACACAAAAGAATACTTGTTCTACGAGTAAATTTAATATATAATACATTTTTAGGAGCATATATGAGCGATTACAATCGAAGTTTTAATGGCGACGCAAAAATTAAGTTGACTCAACTTATCAATGAGGGTATGACTGTTCTTCAAGAAATTGAAGACTTGAATACCGGTCTAAACGAAACTATCAAAGCCATTGCAGAAGAATTGGAAATTAAACCTGCTACATTGAAGAAGGCTGTTAAAATTGCACACAAAGCTAAACTAGGCGAAACTAATCGAGACCACGACGAACTTAATACTATTTTAGAAACTGTCGGAAAAACACTTTGAACGATCTCTTATATTCAACCTTTGCTTGGATAAAAGATGATTGGAAGTCTAATCCTTTACGCTTTGCTATCGAGCTGCTTGCTTGGGGGATTAGTATTGGCTGTAGTATCACTATGGCAGTCACCGTGCCCGACCCACCGCTTATTGTTTTGTACCCAATTTGGATTAGCGGTTGTGCTATGTACGCTTGGGCTGCTTGGACTCGCAGGTCGTTTGGGATGCTGGCCAACTACGTACTTTTAACTGCCATCGACACTATCGGACTAACAAGGATGCTAATTAATTGAGCTACAATGACATTAAATCACAAACTGAATCTAAGATGTCCAAAGGTATCGATTCGTTCAAATCAACAATTAGTAAGGTCCGCACAGGAAGAGCCAGTACTAGTCTATTAGAACATCTCCTAGTAGATTACTACGGTACTCCCACTCTTATTAGTCAAGTGGCTAGCTTAACATTAGTTGATGCTAGAACCATTTCAGTTACTCCATGGGAGAAGACTATGCTAGTGCCTGTGGAAAAGACTATCAGAGAATCCAATCTAGGACTTAACCCGTTAAACAAAGGCACAGTTATTCTTGTGCCGTTGCCGGCATTATCAGAAGAACGGCGAAATGAAATGATAAAGATTGTTAAATCCAATGGAGAAGATGCTAAAATAGCTATTCGTAATCACAGACGTGATGCCAATGAGCAACTAAAAAAATTATCTAAGGCCAAGGAAATCACCGAAGATCAAGAAAAACAGGGCCAAGCTCATGTACAAAAATTAACAGATCGATTTATTGTAGAGATTGATCATTTGGTTAATACCAAAGAAAAAGAATTACTTAAAATTTAAAGGATTAGATGAGCTACGTCGACGCATTATTTGATAAGCAAAAAGATCGTATCCATGTAGTAGAACGTGTTAATGGTATTCGAGAATATAAAGAATATCCAGTTAACTATATATTTTATTACGATGATCCCAGGGGAAAACATCGAACTATCTATGGAACACCGGTAACAAAATTCTCTACTAGAAATGGTAAGGAATTTCAAAAAGAGCTACGAATGCAAAAGGACAAAAAGTTGTGGGAAAGCGACTTTAAACCAGTATTCAGATGCCTTGAAGAAAACTATCTCGGTGCTGAACCTCCTAAGTTGCAAACGGCATTCTTCGACATTGAAGTTGACTTTGATCCCCAACGAGGATTTAGTCCAGTGTCAGATCCGTTTAATAAAATCACTGCTATAAGTATCTATTTGGATTGGCTGGATAAACTAGTAACTCTGGCTATTCCCCCCAAGTCCATGAGCTGGGAAACTGCGGAAGAAATTTGCGCTAAATTCAGCGACTGTTATATCTTCGACAGAGAAGAAGATATGTTAGACACATTTCTTAATCTCATCGACGATGCAGACATCTTAAGTGGGTGGAACAGCGAAGGCTATGACATCCCATACACTGTTGGCCGTATTACTCGTGTTTTAAGCAAAGACGACACAAGGAGACTTTGTCTGTGGGGACAATTTCCCAAGCAAAGGGAGTTTGATCGATTCGGTGCTACTAATATTACTTTCGATTTAATCGGAAGAGTTCATTTGGACTATATGCAGTTGTATCGAAAGTACACCTATGAAGAACGCCATAGTTATAGCTTAGATGCTATTGGAGAATATGAGTTAGAAGAGCGTAAAACTGCCTATGAAGGCACATTGGATCAATTATATAATAAAGACTTTGAAACATTTTTAGAATACAACAGGCAAGATACTCGCTTGCTTGCCAAACTAGACAAGAAGCTACGTTTCTTGGATTTAGCTAATACCATTGCTCACGATAACACGGTGTTATTGCAGACAACAATGGGCGCAGTTGCAACTACAGAACAGGCAATTATCAATGAAGCACACAGTCAAGGATTGGTCGTTCCTAACAGGAAAGGCAGAGAAGAAGATGGAGACACCCAAGCGGCAGGTGCCTATGTTGCTTATCCCAAAGTCGGCATGCACAAATACATCGGAGCCATTGACATCAACAGTCTCTATCCTTCAGCCATTCGATCTCTTAACATGGGGCCAGAAACAATCGTAGGACAGTTACGTCCTGTGATGACAGATCGTTATATTAAAGAAAAAATAGATGGGGGAGACAGCTTTGCAGCCGCATGGGAAGGATTGTTTGGTAGTTTAGAATACGAAGCAGTAATGAAAGGCGATCCCGGAGTAGAGATTACCATTGACTGGGAAGCAGACGGCACTAGTGATGTATGCAGTGCTGCTGATGTATGGCGTATTATATTTGACAGTAATAAGCCTTGGATTTTAAGTGCCAACGGCACTATTTTTACCAGTGAGCATAAAGGTATTATCCCAGGCTTACTAGAAAGATGGTATGCTGAACGTAAACAGATGCAGGCTAAACTTAAAGAATCCACCACGCCCGAAGATCAAGAGTACTGGGATAAACGACAACTGGTTAAGAAAATTAACTTGAACAGTTTGTACGGTGCTATTCTTAATCCTGGTTGCAGATTTTTCGACAATAGAATTGGTCAGAGTACAACGTTAACTGGACGAGCTATTGCCAAACACATGGATAGTTTTGTCAACGAATGTATATTTGGCAAATATGATCATGTAGGAGATTCTATTATTTACGGTGACACTGATTCTGTTTACTTCAGTGCGTGGCCGGCTGTGCAAGCAGATGTCGAAGCTGGTCGTATGGAATGGAACAAAGAC